CTGCTCGGCTAAATCCTTCGCGGTCAATAATGCTAGGCGAATTAACGTTAATAATTACGTTTCCAACCTCGTCGGCAGCTCTAAAGCCAGACGGGTTGAATCCACTCCCAGCGGTAATTCCAACGCCAGCGCCTAAGCCATTGGGGAAAGTAGGCATCGTTCCGGTTACTACTGGAATGACTGTTGCGCCGCCGGCCGTTCCCGACGCGCCAGTTCCCCCGCTTGTAAATCCACTGGTCGAGCCACCGCCGGAAGTTCCGCCACCCAAAGTAGCGCCACCAAAAGGTAGATTTGCAGTTGGAATAGAACCAGTCATAGCGGTAGAACTTGTGCCGACTTTTGGAATGGTTGAAATGTTAGGAAGTAAAGGAATAGCGTTATAAGCGCGAATAATTTTATTAACGGCTTCAATTACGTCATTGGCTAATTCTTTGACTTTATTTGTCACAGTTGCGACGACTGTAATGATTCCAGCGATAGTAGCGCCAACGGCTTTAATCGCCGCAACAAGACCATTCTCAAAAATAGGAATTAGGAAGTTTTTGACGAAAGCCCACAAGTCGCGTAATGCTTGTTCGTTATTTTTAAAGGCTTCGATAATTGGATCAACTGCGGCTCGTTTTGCTTCTTGGAATTTAGGAATTAAAACGTTGACAAAGTAATCTAAAAGTTGGCGCAAAATAGGCAACAGGGCAGCACCGACGGATTCTTTAGCTTCGTCAAAACTAACTTTTAAGCGGTTAATCTGACCCTCGAATGTATTGGCTTGAGTTGCCGCAGCGCCGCCGAATGTGTTGGCGAGTTGCTTAACAGTTCCCTCAAAGCCAAGAGTTTTAGCTTCAGCGGCGGTTATTCCAACACCTAAACGGGTAAGTGTTGTGTTGTTGCCTTCGTATGCCTTAGCCAAAGCGTTAGTAACTGTCTCAACGTCTTTTCCTGTGGCGGCTGATATGTCGAGAGCAAGGTTTAATAATTCTTGAGATTTTTCTACTGATCCTGTCGCTACCGCTAAACGCTGAAGTGCTGGGCGAAGCTTGTCATCAGCGACTCCGGTGGCTAATGAGGTCTTGAGTATCTGCTCCTCGACGGCTTTAATCTGTGCGTCGGTAGCATTAGTTACGTTTTCTAGGGCGAGCGCTAAACGTCGTTGCGCGGCTTCATCTTCAATCGCAGCTTTAACGCCTTCAATCGCTAACTTGCCAGCATAGGCAGCAGCCGCAGCAGCAGCGGCGGCAAAAGCGGCAGCGGCGACTTTGCCGAACTTTTCTAATTTACCGCCAAAGCCTTCAATCTCTTTATCGCCAGCGTCTAGACCTTTTTTAAGTCCGTCGATGTCAGCAAGGATAGATAATTTAAGTGTGCGATTTCCTGCCATTATTTATCCCACTCCTTAACAACAGCGGAAAAAGCCGTTTCCCATTTTTTAATTATTTCGGGTTGAATTCTGCGAAGTGTCGGCCAAATAAAATAACCCGTATTACCTCTTTTGCCAAATTTCGGAGTTCTTGGAAGAAAATGCTTTACTTTACGAGCACCAAATTCAACACCAGCGAGAATAGCGTTAGTCGGGATAGAACCTTCTCGCAACTGTGTCGTTGCGCCACCACTAAATCTTTGAGAAGCAAAACCTAAGCCAAATTCTCCAACGACCGAAGATTTAGAAATTCTAATGCCATCCGCGATTTTAGTGGCTTGTTTTGGTCTTGGGTAATTGCGAGCTGCAATCTTGATTTCGCTAACTGCGTAATCCGTTAATGAACTTGTCACCGCTCGGGCTTGGTCTTTTGCTTCATCTCCCATTTTACGAATGACGCTAGCAATTTTGCGCAGTTCACCTTTATCGTATTGAATAACGCGCTGATCAGCGTTAAACTCTGCCACCTTTGCGCTCCTTCAATATGTCAATCGCCGTTAATACTTGGTCGATGTCAGTCCATTCGCTCATCGGAATTCCGGTTGCTATCGCGATCTCAACTATGAGTCGGTTTATGCTTCCGGATTCGAAGCTTTTGGGCTTTCATCTCCTATCGTCATTTCCTCGACCGATAACTCCCAAATCTCTTGAGACTTAGTCGGCTTTCCTGCCGCTTCGCGCTTGTAAGCGAAGTAGGCTAGGTCGAGGAAGTCCGCTTGTTGATAGGCCGAAATATCCTTCATTGAATAAATCGACTTGCCAGTTTTGCGTTCCCACTTCGCCCACTCAGGGAGTCCAGCGTTATAGGTGACTTCCTCGCCGTTCGTGTATTTAATTGTGATGCTTAACTTCATAGCTCCCGATCTCCCTCTTAACTAAATGTCTCTGTTACTTCGCCCTTTGAAATCTTAAAGGTGAAGGATACTGTTTGAGCATCAATCCCAGAACCGCCAGCGGTAGGAAACTCTGGAAGAATTGGGAAAACAAATTGAGCGCCAGTTGCGGCGGTCATTGTTACGCTGATTGTTGTGTCAGGTGCGGATTCAGCTGCGGCCCAAAGTGCTTCGCATACTGAGTTAGCTTTACCCCAGTCGGCAAGCATATCGAGCTGGAATGTGCCTTCGATGTTTACAGTCTTGTAAGCTTCGCCGTCGAGAGTTTGATATGTCTCGCGAACGTTGGTCTTAGTAAGAACCGCGTTGGTTGCTTGGGCGTCGATGTCCGTTCCACCTGTGAAAGACAACGAGACGTCGCGACCGGTGATTACTGTGGTTGCCACTTTTTCTCCTTAGTTGGTTTGTGTGTAATAGGTGGAGACGCGAATATCGGCGACTAATAAATTAACCGCTCCCACTTGCGTAACCGATGGCCGCTCTACTGGGCCGACTGTGTAGCCGTCCGGTATAACTGCCAAAACTGAAAATATCAGCTGCTCAAGATTGTCAAGAGAAGCTGGGTTTGAAAGATAAGCAACTCCGCAGGTGATTGTTAAATTAATTTTTGCGTGGATAGTTGCGTCGTTAATTGTGTTGAGTTCTAGGTAAGGCGAATCTGGGACAAGAATAACCGCTGGAACTTGCACAGCCTCAGGCACATACGAATAAACGTTGGCCGAGACTGACCCGAGTGCAGTTGCCAGCGGTGTCCGGATAGAAGATAAAACTGTTGAGGCGGGCATTATCCCACCATTGTCTCAACGTCGAGGTAAGGCCCGAGAAGGCCAGTTACTTTAGCGAGAAGGTTTTTGGAAAGTCTGTAAGGAGTTACTGCGAAGTCGATTCCTTCGATTGATCCGCCAGCTGCGGTTCGGGCTTGAAAGATTTCGACAGAGATAGCCAAAACTGCAGACTCAACGTTGGGATTTCCGACGTAGGTCGATAGTCCAGAGAGCGCAGCGTTTCCGGCTGGGATAATGTTCTTTTCCAGTATGTCTGCATTTGTGATGGCTGCGGTAAATACATAATCGGTAATTTCGTCGTCTGTTACTGTGTGAGTGCCATTAAAAGGAGATCCGCATCCAGTAATTACGACGGATTGGCCTTCGGTAAATTCGTGAATTGTGGCAGTTTCAAAGTAAGCCACATTATCTTCAAGTTTGACTTTGTTAATTTTGCTTTGAAATGTAACGAGCATTGGGAGAATCAGATTCTCACTTGTGTCTACAATGTCGCTCAAATAAGCATCTGAATATAGGGATGACGAGACGCCAAGAATGGTTCTTAGCTCTGTGGCCGTGACTATTGTTGGCATCTCGCCTTCCTTTCGTTCTAAGGGGTTAAGCCCTGCTCGGGAGCGGACAGGGCCTAACTATTGAGTTGGACTAAGCAACCATCCAGCGGTAAGCACCAGCGCCGACCTTTGTAGCCAATGCGCCGTAGCCGTAGTAAGCGACCTTAATTTGACCTGTTGCAACAACGTTGGTCTCTAGGCGGAAGCGGCTTGATTCATACCAAGTGTAGGAATCTGGGTTAACGATGATGATGGAGTTGTCTCCGGTTGGAGCTGCAACTGCAAGGTTACGAGCAACGCGTAGGTTGAGACCTAGAACGTTACCGCGAACTGATTGACCAGAAAGGCCGCCGCCTTGATTTGATGGGCCGATTAGATTCTGATAAATCGGACGGCCAGCATCAGCAAGGTTCATAATGTTGCCCCATTGTTCTGGGCTAACGAGAATGTTTGTTGCAGTTCCGAGAGTGTTCTTGTAAACGGATACTGAAGCATCGGATACGAAATCCAAGAATCCAGACGCGTCAAGTGTGCGGTTTCCGCCATCAGTTCCGCCAGCAACAAGGCCAGCGATAACTGCTACGTCGGTTGCCTTTGCGTATGCAAATTCCATCTGACGAACGAGTTCATCAAAGAACGCAGGTGAAGAACGATCAAGAAGTTCGACTGAGAACTCTTGTCCGCCAGCGTATTTCTTAACTGTGACGGAGAGGAATTCGTTTGTCATTCCTGTCTCGTCGATTGTTGCTTCTTCAGCTTCTTCGCCGACTGTTGGCACAGCGGTGATCTTTGGGATTTCGAAACTCATCCCTGCGTCAGGCAAGACCCCACGGCTGACGGAATCCACTGCGGGTCTATCGGCATTTGATAGTGGGTTGATGATTTCGGTCAACTGACGCGTTGGGATAAGACCAGCGTTGTTAGTTGTCGTGTCATCTGCGGCCATTACATATTGGCGAGCAGCGTCATCGTTGAGAACCTTAGCGCGAACGCTGTTCTCGAGGTATTTCGCCTTTGTGAACTCAAGGCGAGGAGCGGTGAAGAACGCTGGACGTGGCGCAGCGGCTTCAACCTTAGCTGCTTCTACCGTTTCGTCGGCAGGAGCAGGAACGGTAGTGTCAGACACTTGTTCTCCTTCGGTTGGTTTGTCCTCTTCGGCGGTTGCCGGAGCGGAATCTTCTTTAGGTGCTTCGTTTTCTGATGCAGCGACTTCGCTAACGCGAGCTGAGTCGATAGCTGGATCAGTTACTAATGAAACTTCGTCGAGGGTTGCGCTAGTAATTTGCATAACGCCTTTATTGTTAACCCATTCGTTAATTTGTGCGCCAACGCTAAAGCCATCTCTTAATCCTTCGGTTGCTTCGATTAAAGCATCTTCTCCGGCCATAGTGTTAGCGATTTTGAACGTAGCCACAATTCCGTTCTTTGTTACTTCGTGAGCGACCATTTTGCCAATTGGACGAGTCCGATCGTGCTCCAATAGCAATTTAACAGGCTTCATCTCAATCGAGTCCGAAGCGAAAACTGTCGGGCCAACTGAGGTGTTGCCTTGCTCGTTCCAAGTAACAATAGTTCCGCTAATTGTGCGCTTAATTGTGTCGGCAGCGGTTACGACCATCGGCATTTTAATTTTCATTTGGAATTAAATCTTCCTCTCGTTGAATCTGCTCGACACTCATCGCACCGATTCGGTTTAGGATTTCATACACTTGAGCGCGTTCCAAAGCGTTACCGCGTAGGAAATCGTCAAGTGCAAAGCGAGTCATCACAGGATTAGGCACAAAGTCCGGCAACGACAACCTTTCCTCAATCGCCTTAAGTATTGGGCGAAGTGAGAAATCGACTAGTGAGCGCCGCTCTGATACCGCGTTTGAGTAAGTCATTGAAGTAGTTTCGGCGCTCAAGAAGTAAGCAGGGATTCCGCAAGCGCGAGCTAATTCAAGCGCGACATATTGGCGAGCCTCTGCAAGCTGTAATGACTTAGGATCAAAACCAAATTCTTTAAGATCAACGTCAGCATTAAGGAAAGCAGTTGAGCGAGATTGACGAGCAGTCCGCCAAGCGCTAAGCAGTGATGAAATTCTTTCAGCAGTTAGATTTGTGCCATTAGATTTGAGAACCATAGAAGGCGCTGGTTCTTTTGCGTAATTTACAGCTGCGTTTTCTAAATAGACGGCCGCCGCAATTGTTTTGCCAGCTCTGTGAAGTAATCCTTCATCAGGGCCATCGAAGCGAATGATAGAACCAACACCAGTTAGCGGAACTGCCATTCCATCAACTTTGTATCCAGTAATTTCTGTATTCTTAAAATTTGTGTCAACTGTTACGCGATCTGGGCTAACGCGAGTCCAAGCGCGAACGCGTCCGCCATCGGTGGCTGCATACATTTCTAAAACTTGTCCATAACCAACGCCATATAACCAAATATCTTCAGCAAGCCAGTTATAAATTACAAAGCCAGCAACGCGAGGATCTGGTTGGTTGATTACTCTGTGTGGATCGACAAATTCGCCAGTAATGCGGTTGAATGTTGTAAGAGGAAGTGAGCCGATAGTTCCGCAGATGATATTTCTAGCGCGAGCAACTGACGGCACACTCATCGCCAATTGGCGAGTTGAATTTGTTGGGCCGCCAAGAATGTTATAAACAGAATCGGTAATTTGAACCGGTGTTAATGCGGCTTGAACGTCTAAAGGCTTATCAACCTTGACGGCGGTTACTTGTGGAAAGAAGAAATCTCTAATAGCACCCATTACCGCTAAATTGTATGCTATATGTGCTACAGAATAACTATATCTGCCCCATCGCTAGTTTTAGTGGCGTAGTGAGTCGCCATAGCGGACGCGACAGCTCCACAAATGACCGCGTTACTTACTTTGCGACCCATTACCCAACCGCCGTCACCGAAAGGTAGTTTGACGGCGGATAGGCATTGTTTAGTCAGCTCATCTTGTCCCGAGTGAGCTAACCGCTGAGATGAGATTGCTCCCAGTAACTCATCGCAGCTTTGCGCATAATCAAGGCCATCTATCGGCTCAGTTCTGATTCCCGCCGGTGCTAATCGCGCAGCAACGGCCGAAGCGGTTCGGGCTGAGTAGGCGACTAGTTGGACTGGATACTTTCGCACCCATTCCGCCAAGTCATTAGCCAAAGCTTTATCATCGAGATTAGACGGGTTGTGCCAAGTTTGCAAGAGGATGACTTGGAATTTATCGCCCTCTAACTTTTGGCTCGCTACTAAGGCCGCTTGTTTTCTATCAGGACTGAGATCGATAGCCAACCAAGTATCAGACTCAGGGTTGAGCCGAAGCCCCTCAACTTTGCAGCTCTCCCATTGTGACGGACTGATAACTGGGTTAATCGTATCGACCCATTGACATAAAACTTCTGTGCGCACAATATCTTCGGGATCTGACAATACGGCACGGATATTGTCGGGATGGACTGTGTAACCAAGTGACGGGTTAGCTTGGCAGACACCTAGCCAAAAGTCCGGTGAGTTATCAAACTTTAAGCCGTTAGGTGCAGACCATTCGAACCAGCCAATATCGTCAGAGCCGCCGTGAATTGCGGCGTATGCTCTTTCGCGTAATTTGTTTAGAACTATTGAATGTTGATCTCCAGCATTGGAGTAAACCCATATCTGAGGATTTGGGCTAGCCATTTGGGTATAACGCAAAGCAGACCAGACATCCTCATCCTTATATTCGCGAGCTTCGTCTAAGTGAATGGTTTCAGGTGCAGCAATACCTCGGCCGGCTGAGTTATTAGCTCGGACTATGTATCGACGGCCTTCGGTGAACTGTAATTCTTGAAATCCTTTGCTTTCCAGCTTCTTAGTGAACTCGGCAGCTAGTCGAGGAGTTGATTCGATAATTCCGTAAATCTTGTAGAACAATTCGGCTGAGGTTGTGAGCTTGTGCGCTGTGTGAACTTGTAACTTTTCCTTGAGAACGTAAATCCGAAATAAAATCTGAAGCGCCATAAAGGTTGATTTGCCCTGTTGACGTGCGCACAAAAGGGTTACGACTGGGTGTGCCCATCGGCCGTCTGGCTTGTATTTAAGCGAGTGATGGGCAAGCCATTGTTGCCAAGGAAGCAACTCAAAGCCAATTTCTTCACAGAATTTAATCATTTGCTCGCCGTGAGAGGGTAAATCGCTTAGTTTTGTGTGAATTCGAGGGTTTACCACACCTCGGTAAGCCGATTCATCCCTAACTCGGGCGATCTCAGTTGATTCAATCATTAAAATCCATTTTAGTCCGAATAATGCTTGGCCGAGCCATTTTCAGGGAAAATCTTCCCGAG